AAACTGAAGATAGCCGTATTTTGTGTATAGTTCTCGCAGGGCAAAAATTACTTTTTCTTCCGTGCGCATATATTCTGATTTGAGTTCCATTTTTTGTTGCTCCTTATGTTAAAAAGTTTTAAAAATGCGATTGTTGTCAATAACACTTTACTACTTTATCACTTTATCGTGATAAAGTCAAGACTTTTTTCGAAAAAAGTGAAAAACCTTATTTATTTTAACAGATTGGGGTGAGTTTGTCAATTTTTTGTATGAATTTAAGCTTGCTGATTTTTGTCATCAGACGGGACTTAAACGTGATAAGTTCCGCGAGCAGATGTTTGCCACTGAGACGGAAGATGCTATAAAGGCTTGGAGTAAGTCAGCGAGCAGTAAAGCGGTTTGGGCAAGCAGAAAAACATTATCTTCAATTTCAAAAACCCCCTTGAAAATAGCGGAAAATAGTGATATAATAAATCTAAGTGGTATGTACCGCAGAAGTTTGAACACTGGTGCATTTGCTCATTTGCCAGAAAGAATGAGTAAAAAACATATTCGTCAACTTGCAAAAGAATACAGTATTGACCTAAAGGGTATAACACTATCAATAGATGCAAATGCTGACCTATTAAGAGTTGGATTTGCCGGCGACGCCGACCCTGATAATATCGGGCACATCATATTCTTACCAAATGCTTTTAGAAGTAAAGAAGAGTTGTTACGCACCATCTATCACGAAAAATACCACGTTGAGCAGTATAAACTATACGGTTCGAAGCACGTGCAAAAGAATAGACAAAAATTTGAAGATGAAGCACTCCTTGCAGAGAATGCTTTTATAAAAGATTTAAAGGAAAGGGGCTTGATATAAATGTTTTTAGAGAACTTAATTCAATACGAAAATAGCGGTTCAGCAGGAAAATGCCCCAAATGTGGTAGTACGGTGACTGTTGAACTTTTCAAGAGTTCTACACGAGATAGCGTTCAAATATCTTGTGATAAGTGTGATAAATTCGAATTTTTCACAGGAACAACAAAGTAACACCACCTTACCGATATAGGCAGGGTGGTATTTTTATACCCAAATTTAATAATTAAGACATTATGTGGTGGTTTCACATAGTGTCTTTTTTTACGCCCTGAGTATGGCATATAAACTGCTACATTTTCCCTTGCGGAATGGGATTTAAACTTTCGCTGCCACAGGGAGAAACCTGATATAAAAACGAAGGCAAGGAGAAACATATGGAATTTTTAAAAGAGATTTTCTTTGCACACAATTGCACATTTTTTTGTGCTACTATAAACACGAACCGGTTCAAAAGCCATAAAGAAAGCGAGGACGATTATGGCAAAAAAATTAAAAAAACTTTCAGACTGCTTATCTGACATTTTAAATCTTAAGGTGATTGATGATGAAAGTTTAGAATTTTTAAACTCCTTAGGAATTAAAAAGGGTAGTGCTGACAACAAAATGTTAATTGTCGCACGCCTTTTTGACAAAGCATCATCAGGCGACATTTCTGCTATTAAAGAAATTCGCTCCATTATGGCAGATACTGAAAGCAAGGACTACGGCAAGCTAAAAGAAATCATCGAGGCGATTAAAAATGTCAAGTGATGTAATTTCTTTTTCTCCGAAGCAAGAGAAAGTCATATCCTTACTAAAGCACAAAAGACTAAAAAGGGTAAATCTCTTAGAGGGGTCTGTGCGTTCAGGAAAAACCTTTATAAGCTTAGTTTTGTGGGCAATGTGGGTTGCAACTCAGCCAAAGGATGCTTGTTTTTTGATGGCGGCAAAGACTATAACGGCGCTTGAGCGAAACAATTTAAACCTTTTGGTGTCACTGGTTGGGGCTGATAATTTTAAATTTTCCGTCGCGTCCAAAAAGGGCACACTTTTTGGAAGAACGGTTTATTTAGAAGGGGCATCCGACGTGCGTGCCGAGAGTAAAATAAGGGGTCTTACGCTGATGGGTGCATATTTAGACGAGTTGACGTTATTTGATGAAGAGTTCTTTATAATGCTTTTGTCAAGGTTATCTGAACCCGATGCAAAGCTTTTTGCAACGACTAATCCAGATTCACCCAATCACTGGCTTATGACCAATTACATACAAAGGGCAGAAGAAGAAAACCTTGATTTTTTGCGAATTAAGTTTTTGATTGATGACAACCCCTATCTTACAAAGGAATATGTCAAAAGCTTAAAGGCAGAGTACACAGGTGTCTTTTATGAAAGGTTTATAAACGGCGACTGGGTAGCAGCAGAAGGTGTGGTATATCCTGAGTTTGCAAACAATCCGAGTGAGTTTTTAGTGGATAGCCCAAATGATGAAATAGCACGTGCTGTTATCGGTGTTGATTTCGGGGGAAATAAGTCGGCTCATGCATTTGTTTGTTTAGGCTTTACCAAAGGCTTTCGCTCCTGTGTTGTTTTAGATGAATTTTATCTAAAAGAGCAGATAAGCCCTGAGCGCCTGTCACGTGAGTTTGTTGATTTTTGCAGGCGGCAGAAGGAAAACTACAACGTATCAGAAGCCTATTGTGACAGCGCTGAAACGACGCTTATTTTAGGGCTTAAAAACGCCGCTTTACGTGAGCATATTTTAATAGATGTTAAAAGAGCTAAAAAAACTAAAATTCTTGACCGAATACGCTTTTTTAACAGTCTTATTTCACAAAGGAGATTTAAGGTATTAAAAAAATGCGAAAACGTAAAAGCTGCCCTTTGTCAGGCTGTCTGGGATGAGTCTGAGCCTGGTGATGTGAGGCTTGACAACGGGATTTTAAACGTGGATTCATTAGATGCTTTAGAATATGCTGCTGAGCCCTATATGAAAGAAATGATAAGCAGGATTTAAAAAGGAGAGTAAGATGGTTAAAAAGTTTTTAAAAGATTTAGGATATACGCCGATTCCTGATGGGTTTTTAATGCCTGTTGATTTATGGAAATCGTGGTACGAGGGTAAGGTTAATTCCTTTCACGAATATCGTCAATATAACGGAAAAAGAGTCCTAAGAAGAACAAGAAAATCGTTATGTATGGCAAAGCGTGTATGCGAAGACTGGGCAGACCTTTTATTAAACGAAAAGGTTGAAATTACACTTTCTTCAAAGGAAGCACAAAAGGCACTCGAAAAGGTTTTAGAAGAAAACAACTTCAAGGTCTCGGCTAACCGATTAGTGGAAATGGCGTTTGCACTCGGTACAGGTGCCTTTGTCGAGCACAAGACCAAAGACGGAGTTTTGATTGATTACGTTAAGGCGGATATGATTTATCCTTTGTCGTTTTCAAACGGAAAAATCCGCGAGTGTGCCTTTGCAAGCCGTATGATGATTTACGGGGAAATGCACACCTACCTGAACATTCACGTTTTAGAAAATGGAGAGTATGTAGTTGTAAATAAGTTAATATGCGAGAGTACGAAAAAAAGTGTCGCTTTACCAGATGGAATTGCAGAGAAGTTTTACACAAAATCGGATATTCCGTTATTTCAGATTATAACACCTAATGTTGCAAACAACATTTCAATTGACAGTCCCTTGGGAATTTCTGTTTTTGCTAATGCTATCGACGTTTTAGAAGGTATTGATTTAGTTTATGACAGCTATCAAAATGAGTATCGTTTGGGCAAAAAAAGAATTGTAGTTCCTTTATCTATGGCAAAAATTGAGATGGAGCAGCAAGGTGAAATTCTTCCTGTATTTGATGATAATGATACAGAGTTTTACGCTTTTTCCGGGGCGGATCCCGACAACTTTTCAATCAATGAAATCAATATGGAAATACGAGCAGATGCCCACGAAGTGGGGCTGCAACGAAATATTGACTTATTGTCTGATTTGTGCGGGTTCGGTTCAGGTAAATACAATTATCGTACAGGGCAGATTAAAACCGCAACGCAGATTGTCTCAGAGCAGTCGGATTTGTTCAGGAACTTGAAAAAACACGAAATTTTAGTAGAACAGGTTATAAAAGGTCTTGTTCGTGCTGTGCTTTATCTTTTGGGTGAAGATATAAGTACTGAGATTTTCGTAAATTTTGATGATTCTATTATCGAAGATACTGAAAGTATCTCAGAAAGAGCACTGCAAGAAAAGCAGAGTAACATTATTGATGCGGCAGAATACATAAGCCGTGTTTACAAATTACCGCGTGATGCAGCAGAAGAAAAGGTTAAAAATATGAATCTTCTAAAAAGTCAAGCATCTGCGGTTTAAATAAATCGGTTCGCATACCGTGAAAGTGCGTAGGAGGAGAAATGAAAAGAGAATTTTTAACAAAAGAGCTGGGGCTTTCAAAGGAAGCAACAGAAAAAATTATGGCACAGTACGGCGAATCCGTTAATTCGCTGAAAAAACAAAACGAGAGTCTGCTGGATGAAATAGAAGGTCTTAAAATGACGCTGTCAGAGTCTGACGAAATAAAGGTGCGTGCAGGCGAACTCGAAAGTAAAAATGGTGAGTTACTTAAAAACATAGACGAGCTCACATCACAACTTAATACGTTAAAGGTAGGCGGTAAGATATCAGAAAAGCTAACCGCTGCCGGTGCTAAAAATTTAAAAGCGGTCAGTGCCTTAATTGACAAAAGCAAAATAAGCTTTGAAGATGGTGTAATCTTAGGCTTGGACGAACAGTTAAAAACAATTAAAGAAGAGTGCGATTATTTGTTCTACGGCGATACTCAGGCGTCGGGAATGAGACACACATATTCAGGAAAACAAACAGACGGTTTTACGAGCTATGCTCGTGCCGGAGCAAAACTTGATTAAAAGAAAGAGGTTAAAATATGTCAAACAACATAACACTTGCAGAAAAATTCTTACCCGTAATTGATGATATCTATAAGGCGCAGTCAGTTACACAGGTTTTAGACAACGACACACAGGTTAATTTTGTAGGCGCCAACAAGGTTCAGGTATTAAAAACATCTACAACAGGTCTTGGTGACTATTCAAGAGCTGACGGCTACCCAAAAGGTGATGTTACAGCTACTTGGGAAACATTAACTTTGTCTGTTGAACGTGGTAAGGAATTGTCAATCGACAGAATGGACAACGAAGAAACTTTAGGAATGGCTTTCGGTGCTGTAACAGGCAGCTTTATGCGTGAATGGGTAGTACCTGAAATTGACGTTTACAGATTTTCAAAGTATGCAAATAGCGCAGGTATCACGAAGGTTTCTGATACTTTAACAGCTGAAAACATCTTAAATGCAATTGACACAGCTAAAAAGCAGATGGATGCAGATGAAATCCCAGAAGAAGGCAGAATTCTATTTGTAAATTCAGATCTTCAGCTATTACTTAATCAGTCTGTATCACGCTGTTATGGCAGTGATGCTGCTGTTAACACAATTATGGGTACATACAACGGAATGAAGGTTGTATATGTTCCATCATCAAGATTTATTACAAAAGTAGATTTGGCTGACGGTACAACAGGCTGCGGTTTTTCTAAGGCTTCTGATGCTGAAAACATTAACTTTATGTTAGTGTATCCGGGTTCAGTGTTACAGGTTGAAAAATTCGCTATGCCGAAAATTTTCACACCTGATGAAAACCAGGACAAGGATATGTGGAAGTTCCAGTTCAGACTATATCATGACTGCTTCGTTTATGAAAACAAGGCAAAGGGTATCTACTTAAATACTGCAGAATAAGTAAAGGGTGGATATTATGGAACTGATTGATTATTCTTATTATAAAGAAGTATATTGTGGGTCCTTGGAAGAAAGGGAATTTTTAAAAGTATACCCTAAGGCTGTAGCATATTTTTACGGCGCTACACGCGGAAGAGTTAAAACTGCTGAAACAAATGTATGTTTTGCACTTTGTGAGTTGTGCGACATATTCTATGAAGATATATCGCACGATAACATAAAGAGCGAAAGCTGCGACGGCTACAGCGTTTCCTACAAGGAAAACGCAAATATGTATTCTTTAGCTTGGGATGTTTTAGCAACTTATCTTGAAACAAGCGGCTGCCTTTACGGGGGAAATAGCCTATGAAATACTTAAAGACAGTAGCTTTATACAGATATGACGAGCAAAAAAACGTCTGGTCTTTTAAAGAATTAAAAAACGTGCTTGTTTCAGGAACGGGCGAAAGCTATAATCTGTCAGATACACTAAACCGTGACGCGCATATTACCTTGCGCGTCATGGGAGATGACAATGCTGATATTTTGCCGCAGGATATTATTTCGCTTGTTAAGACTAATGAGATAACACCGCCAGATAGAAATACAGCAGTTGTTGTTGCGGTTTTTAAAAATTCTTTAGGCAGCAAGCGTATACGTCACACCAAAGTCTTGTGTAAGTAAAGATGTAGGGGGGCAAAAAATGGTTTTTGATATTTTAAGCTATATAAAAACTTGCCCGTATCTGTCGGAGTTTTATAAAAATGTTGACTTTTTGGGAAAAAATCCTTATTCACTATCCTTGGGTGGCGTATCGAGTGATAAAACGGCAAAAGAATATACAGACGGCGACAAATTGGTCGAAAGTACGTTTTTGCTAAAAGTACGCCTGCCTTACGGGATTGATATGGAAAAAAACTTAAAAAATTCTGAGCTTTTAAAAAATGTCAGCGATTGGTTTTTAAAAAACAGCGAAAGAGGGATTTTGCCGGATTTAGGTGAAGATAAAATTGCGATTTCGCTTAAAGTTGACTTTATGCAGGATAAGGTTACATATCTGGCAGATACGGCTGTATTTACAGCAAATATTACTGTTTTATATTATAAGACAAAAAGCCTTTAGGCAGAAAGGATAAATTATGTTAGGAAAATTAGTACAAAGACACGAAAAGGTCGCATACTACGGCATTAAAGACGAAAACGGAAATGTTGTATATCACAGAATGTGCGGCTTTACTAAAATGGATACATCAAAAAATCCGATAGAATACACAAGAAGATATATTGATGAAAGCTTTGAGCAAACTGACGTTGTGGCGTTTAGTCCATCTATTTCGTTTAGCTTCGACAGATATAGTGGCAACGTTGTACACGATGACATTGTGAGATTAGCAGACAGTGAAATTTTAGGAACAGATGCTGTTCGTTCGATTGTTATTGCTGATATTTCAACAAAAGATGAACAGGGTAATGTAGAAGCTATAAAGCGTGAATTTTCCGTGATGGTAGAAACAGAAGGAAATTCACTTGATGCTTATACCTTAAGCGGTGTTATGAACACAAAGGGCGAAAAGATCTTCGGAAAAGCTACGCTTTCTGATGATGAAAAAACCTTAGTGTTTTTAGCAGATGAGTAAGGGTTATAACGTACTTATTGATGAGTTGCCCGATTATGTAACGCTTTTCGGTGAAAAATATCCAGTTTTTACATCTTTTAAAAACTGGGTTAAGATTTCTCTTCTTTTGGAAAATGATGGTTTAAAAGAGGCAAATAAAACAGCCGAAATCTTAAAGCTTTGCTATCGGGAAAAATTGCCGCAAAACATCGGTTCGGCAATACTTGGGTTACTTGCCTTTTTAAATGGGGACATAGATTTTTTTATGTCCCCTGATAAAGGGGTGGCAAAAAAAATATATTCTTTTAGTGATGACTGCGATGCTATTTATGCTTCATTTTATGCAAAGTACCATATTGATTTAGAAAAAAGCGATATGCACTGGTATAAGTTTTGTGCCCTTTTTGAAGGGTTAGCAGATGAAAATCCTTTTTCTACCTTAATTAGGATAAGAACGGCTGACGAAACGAAGATAAAAGACTCCGCAAAAAGGCAAAAATTAAAAGAACTCAAAGCTAAGTACGGACTAAAATCAAATGTTGAAATCGATGTAGCAAAGAGCATATCTTCTTTATTTTAGGCAGGAGGGAAAATATGTCAGAATATAAAAATTTAGATACACAGATTAAAGAAGCCGAAAGAATAGGAGAACAAGTTGCAAAAGCTTACGACAAAGGTTTACTTGAAAGACTTAAAAAGGCAGATACCGACATCGTAAAAGCATTTAACGAAAGGTACAAAGCCATAAATTATCAGCACGAATATGGTCTTATTTCTGAAGAAGAGTACTACAAAAAGTTAGAGCAGGCTCGCAATATGTATTTTTCACGTGACACTCAGGAGTGGCACAAATACACGGAAGAAATTTATGACTACAGAAAGTCAGTGCTCAGTGATTATCAAAAATATGTTGAAGAAAACGTTGAAAGCCTTTTAAAAACAGTTGATACAGCAAAAGACAGTTATAAGGAAAAATTACTGGACTTTGCGGGAAGTCCAACGGGGTTTGATACACATAAGACTATTGTAGAAAATTACTGGCCAAACGGCGATGCTTTGGTTATGGTTGATTACACACTTTCTGATTACGAAGAAGAAATAAAAAAACTCACAGAATTTAATGATGCGATAACGAAGCTCAAAGAAAAAGCAACCGATATTGACCCTGAAATTTTTTCGATGTTTTTTGACGAGATGCGCGGAATGTCTGTAGATGATGCAAAGATTTTAACAGATTTGTTGCTTAATGCCGATGGTGAAGATTTTAAAGAGCACTTCAAACTCTATGGCATAAAAAATGAATTGGCAGAAAATATGGCAACATCATTTTATAATGCGGAGTACAAAGAAGCAGCAGATACGATTACAAAAGAGTTAGGTGAAGCCTTCGGTGGGCTGTCGCCTGAGTTTTTTGAGCACGGACGGGGAATCGCTCAAAGCTTTACAGATGGTTTTGTATCGGAAATGAATGCTATATTGGAAGATTTAACAATAGAAGTTCCACAAATAGCTCAGGGATATGAAAGCAGCAACGTAGAAAATAATACGTTTTCACCTGTTTACTATTTTTATGGTGACAGAGCTACAACATCAAGAACAAGAATTATGGCAAAAAATGATGCTTTATATAGCTATATGAGGGGGATTTCAAACAAATGAGATTAGTGTATGAAAATGAACGGGGCAAAGTAGTAATGCATGGCGGTGGCACCGCCGGATTCAACATTACGAAAATATCTGGTCTTTCAATTCCCGAGAACAATGTAAGTACAGTTCGTTATCCTGATATAGCAGGGCAGATTGTTACAAAATCAACACCAATGGAGCGAATTATCACAATTTCCGGCGATGTGTATGATGAAAACAAAAAGCAGATGATGAATGCTTCTAAGGTTTTTTTAACACCAGGCATTATGTATATTACGTCATCAGGAAAAACAAAGAAAATAAAATGCCGAAGCATAAGCTTTGAGCAGGGCGAAAAAAAAGGTGCATACATTCCGTTTACGGCACAGTTTTGTGCAGATAATCCGTATTTTGAAGATATGTACGAAACTGTTACCAATATATCAAAAAGAGAGGGAAAACTCACATCGCCCTTTGTTTTGGGGTGCGCATTTTCCGAAAGATTGGCAAAAAATAACGTGATTAACTCCGGTGATGTGATGTTAGAGCCTGTTTTTGAGATAAGCTCAGAAAAAGGCGGAGAGTGCCCTTTTGGCATTACCATAGAAAATGCAACAAACGGCAATTCAATAACGCTAAACACTGATATTTCAGCCGGTGAAACAATAACTGTAGATGTTAAAAACAGAGAAATTAAAAGCAACCTGCGCGGTAATATAATTTCTTGCATAAAAACTGACACATCTCTTTCAAGATTTTCTTTAGATGTGGGAATTTCTTTGATAGAAATAAAATCACCTGACTCTAAAGCTGAACTGTTTACTGTGTGCAGACACAATAACAACTACGCATCAATAGCGGTTTAGGGGGTGATGCTTTGCAGTTCGGAGATTTAAGAATATATAATAAAGATTTTAATCTTTTGTCAATATTGCCTAAATACTTAAGCGCAAACTGGGAGATAAAATTTAAAGAATTTGGTCTTGGTGAAATAGAGCTTGAAAAGACTGATGAAATCGTGTCGTTGCTCACAGAAAACAAATATCTGTTTTTGTTCCAGGATGATATTCAGTCCATAATAACAGGCTATAAAATAGGCGAAACGGTGACGGTATTTTTAAGGACACTTGAGTGGATGCTTACAAAATATACGGTGGAAAAATTTGAAGTTAATAATCTGGCAGACGATGTATCTACAATATCGTCGCTTTTAGAATACGTATTAAGCACGTACTTGCATCCTGATTTTAATGTAAAATTTTTGAGTCTTTTTGAAGATACAAGTGACAGTTCCGATTTCGTGTCGGAAAATTTGGAAACTGTGTATTCTTTAATACAAAAAATTCTAAGTGATGATAAATATGGTTTTCGCTTTTATTGGGATAATTTAGAAAAAAGATTTGTTTTTTTACTTCTTTTAGCAAATGAAAATCAGAATATTTTGCTTTGCGATGAGTACAAAACTGCCTATGAGAGCGAGTACAGTTTTGACATTCAGGAAGAAATCTCAGGCGGTGCTTTTTATCAGTCGGTTAAAAATATGGGAAAATGGGATGCAAAAAACAATGAACCGCATTTAAGCATTACACCAGATAACTATGCAAAGTACTATACAGTATCCGCAGACGGCACATGTATGGGGCTGAGTGTAGTAAAGGGAGACATTATCCTATGTAAGGATAAAAGCGGGCAATTTAGCATAGTAGCAGAAGCCGAGCCTTTTTTAGTGAAAATACAACCTGAAGAAAATGGGATATTTTCCTTTAGCGGAGTTTTAAACACGCGCGATTTTGCCGGAGCCAAAGAAGAAATTAAGGGAAAAAAGGCCCTTGATATGTTAAGTTGTAAAACAAAACTTTTATACAAAGAAGATTTTAATCTGGGAGATATTGTTAAGGTAAAGTTTTTTGCCGGCGAAAAATTTTATGAAAAGAAAAAATTGATTAAAGAAATACATCTGTGGGATGAGCCTGATGATACAGGGGTAATGCCCACGACGATTGATATTTGATAAGGAGGTCAAAATGTCATACAAATTTACTTTTGCAGATAATGAAGTTTATACGGCAACTGATGTTAATAACATTACAAAAAGGCTTGTGACAGCGGGTGTTGAAGATAGTTTTTCAGACGGTGTAGCGTATAACGTTTCAAAGTTTAACGAAGCAACAGGAAAGCTTTTGTATACATCGGGCACAGTTCCTGAAAGCTGTAATTCGCTAAAGGTGGAAAAATCGAGCGATAGCGAAATTTTAATAAATCCCGGATATGCGTTTTTTTCTGATGGTGCGGTTATTGAAATTGACGCGGGCGGTGAGATGCTCAGCTTCGTTTCAGGAAGTAAAAATTACGTATATCTAAAAAACGATTTAATAAACACAAACAGGTGCTATCCTGTCTGTAGTGTGGAAGAGCCTGTAGGAGATTTTGTACTTTTGGCAGAAATTGACGAGAATGGTGAAATAACAGATAAACGCACTTATGCTAAGGGAAAGCTTCCGGGTTATCAAAGTTTTGCTGGAAATGTTTTAAGAATTCAGGACACTATACAGGTAACAGAAAACAGTAACAGTAAAACCTTTGATATAGGTAATAACAATTTTGAGTATATTCTGGTATACGTAGAGCGAGATGCTCAAACTCTTCCGTGTCTTGGGATTTATGATATTAAAAACAAGACATATTTAGGCTTTTATTGTACGAGCGAAGAGCTATATGGTGGTGGCTTTTATAAAGGTGGCAATCCCAGCGAAGATTCTTTATATACACGATACTACAACGGCAACTCTACACAAGTCGCATTTTCTTTGGACGAAAGCAAGCTGACCGTGACGGTAGTTGTTCCTACTGAACAAAAAGGTTACGACGTCGATATTATTCTTTTTTAGGAGGCAGATATGATAAATTACAGATTGAAAATTGATTTTTCGGATTCTAAAACTTTAGCTTCTGATATTTGCTTCGTTTCGGGCGATATAAAATCTTCTACTTTATATTTTGAATTCTTTAACGCAGGAAAAAGAGTTGATATTTCAGGTTACACACTAACTGTCAGGGCAAAGCGATCTGACGGTGTGGTTGTAGCATCTAGTGGAAAAATTGAAAACAATACAGCGATATTTACTCCTGAAAGCAACATTTATACTGTGCCCGGTGAAGTATATATGGAAATTGCGCTGTCTGATGCTACGGGAAAATATGCAACTACAAAGGTAATTATAGCAGAAGTCATAGAAGGTTTGGGAGAAGCGGCAATTGAAGGCGTTGATAACCTAAACGTGTATGTGACGCTTCTAAATGAAGCGGTAGCTGCAAAGGATGAAGCAAAGTCAGCGGCAGATATAGCCGTTTCAGCAAAGGAAGAAACTGAAAAAGTGTTAATTGAGAGCAAAGAAGAAATAGACAAATTATTAAGCGAGAAAGTAGACAAAACAGAAGGTAAAGATTTATCTACTAATGATTTTACAGATGAAGATAAAGCAAAATTAGATAAATTGCCTACTAAATCAGAAAATGATGAATTTTATGCTTCTCAAGAAGATTTAGAAAGTTTAGAAAAAAATATTGATGAAGCATTGCCCAATGCTGAAAAACAAAACAATAACCAGTTCGCAAATGCTTTTAAAGGAAGTGTAAGCGGCAATGCGATTCGCATTGAAGATATAAGCCCTATAGAACATATTGTAAGAGCAAAAGTAAGCGGTGACGAAATTACACCAGAAAATACAAAAGTGCAAGTATTTGGTAAAAATCTTATTCCTTATCCGTTTCCTACTTTTAACGTTTCAAATGCTGAGTTAACAGTTACCGATATGGGCGATGGCGGAATACGAATAAATGGCACATCGACAAAAACAACGTATATCATACTTTCTCCTTATATTTTGTCAAATTCTTGGATACAGGGCGAGGGGAGTATGTTTTCTTCAAACCAATATAATGAAAATATAAAAACTTCTTTTGACCCTTCCGACCACACAACTTATGTAAGTATTTCAGCGGGTACAATGTGTGATAACATTGAATTTTATCCGCAAATAGAAGTCGGAAATAAGATTACAGAATATGAAAAAGGATTGCCATACAGGTCTTTTATTCCAAATGCAGATGGTTTGGTTGAGTTTTCTTCCGTATCACCCACAATGAGTTTGATTTCGGATACGAAAAATGTTGTTATTGATGTCGAGTATAATCAAGATGCGAATAAAGTAATCGAAAAAATTTCAAATGGGGATGGAGCTGACCTATCTAATTATTATACAAAGGTAGAAGTCGATGCGAAAATAGGCGATATTGATACAGATCTTGATGATTTGCATAATTATGCCCAAACACTTATAAATGGGGGTGCAGAGTTATGAGTATTGCAGGACACGTAGCACAACTTAAAACAGATTTTGACAGTGTTTATGAAGGAGGCAAACAATACGAATACGACAGATTTTGGGACAGTTATCAAATAAATGGTACTCGTACGGGCTATCAAGGTGCTTTTGCGGGCGTAGGTTGGGATGTAGGATTGTTAAAACCTAAATACAGTATCGCTGCAAGGAGCACATATATGATGTTTGCGTTCTGCGGATATACTGGGGATTTAGATGATATTTTCAAAAATAGAGGGTTAACTTTGACTGTTAACCCTGACTCGGGAGCACAAGGTTATATGTTTTATAATACCTGCATAAGTGCGATTGGCGATATAGATTTATCTTCTTTTACAGACGCCAATCAACTTTCGTCAATGTTTAATAGCCCTAATCTTATTACAATACGAAATCTTATACCACCAAAGGCACCAATGAACGCCAGTGTTTGGGGTACAAATTTAACAAATTTAGGTATCGACGGAGAAATTTCCTACAACTGGCAATTTACACGTTCTACAATACTGACTCACGACAGTCTCATGAACGTTATAAATGCTTTAGCTGATTATTCGCAAGACACAAGTGGTACAGCCCATACACTGACGCTTGGCGCAACTAATTTAGCTAAACTTACGAATGCTGAAAAGGCAATAGCTACACAGAAAGGATGGACATTAGCGTAA